CTACGCTTACACTCAATACCATAGTAAACATTATGATTTGGTGAAGCAGAAATTGCCCCAGCGAAATTCTCCATCTGAAACTTGTTTGAAAAATTCGGCGCATCACAGTCATAATTACAACTGAGAATAATGGTACCAAGAGCTGTATTGGTACTATTTAGGGCAGAAGCACTTGTACTACGGTATTCAATAATCATCCCTTCAATTTCATATTCCTGGTAACATGAGGCTTGATTGGCAAGCCACGGGAATAGAATAGAATTAGTTGGATTAATTTTGTATGAAGCGAGATTGAACGCTGTAGTACCCGATATATCTCCCACATATTCACTGTGTGAGATAGTTGTATCACCGCTACCAAATGACACATCTTGTTTGTTCAGTGAGGCCGAACCAGCCAAATGGTAATCACCATGACCAGTAACGACCCTTGTGAGGTGTTTTAAAGCCAAGCCTCCCAGTTTCTTTACTCCATGCTTGGCAACATGGATGAGCTTTTTAGCCAGGCCTCCTGCATGACCTGTATGCTCAATTTTTTTCACCAGTTTCTTCAACGGGTGTTTTTGTTTGTGGTTGTTCATTTTAATGTTAGAATTGTATTTACTCATCTTTGGAATACAGCCACATATCTCAGCAAGGGGTGGCACTATCGACGCCATTCTCCATGCTCTTTAGTTATACGGATTTATGGTAAACCACCGCAACTTCAACTTCCTGCATTTTGATTCACGAAGCCTTACTGAGTTGTTGGTATGATTGTGACTAACCGCGGAGCCCTTAAGTCGACTTCCGGCCGACGGACAAGCCAAGGCTGTGTCCGCACTGACCAACTTCATATAGTATTGCGTCAGTGCGACTCGCCATATCCTTGTTTCTTTGGTATCATCACAACCCTCACACCAGCCCATTGGTGTGAGCGCCGGGGTTTAACGTGGCAGTGCCGGCATTTCAGCACTTTTTACCCACCACATCAAGAACACTATGCCGCCAAAGGTGCATAAAGCACCTTGGTAGCACTAGTGTCCTTGTCGAACAGACAGTTTATGAAAGGTGTACCGATGGAACCACCAATCTTCAACTGACTGAGTTGCTTTGTTAGCATTTTTTGATCTGAAGTGTCCAGACCATATACTGAAGACATAGCATAAGGATAACGACTCATATCAGGCTTCTGAAATGAGTAATTCATACGCCAACTTTCCTGCTTGACGCTAATCGCTTCATGTCCTTCAGTTTGTGCTAGCAAACTGTCTACAACTACGCCTAAATGAGGTACATAGCTGGCCATTTCTCGCATCCCCATGGCTACACCTCGTGCTATAGCCATAGGATGCTCATTCTTGGGTGGATTGGTGAAGCACAACAACTTGTTCAGAACACGACCTAACTTCGGTCCAAAACAAAAGCCATTCTTACCATCATCAACTGGATATAATCGTGATGAACAAAACTCTGCTTGATATTCATCTTCTCTATACAAATTTTCTGCTTTAAATCCCAGTTTCTCAATAATGCTCCAATCCACTTGCAACTGCGGTGGATGCCTCATAAGATTATCGTCTCCCTGAACGACCATCCTTACAGCATCCTTGAATCCAGTAACCGGCACGCCTGACTTATGTAAACAGTACAGGTGTATCAACCCATTGATCACTGAGTTGAACAGACTAGTATACGGATCCCCAGACTTACGAGTGCCTTTGACCTTGTATTTGACACCTTTACTCGTAACGCCATGAGTGTGGATATTCGCAGTCATCAAATCTAGTACAGCACGTCGTGCACCAAATTGCTTTGCTATCCACACTTCCAACTTGCCAAGTTCCTCGTGCATTGATGCATCCCATGAGCTGACATCATTTTCAAAAATTTTCCAACTTTCGAATTCCGTGATATAATCAGCCAGCTCTTTGGACTTGGCCCCTGATGTGAACCAAACGAAATGTTTCTTACCCCATATTCGTTTTATTTCCTGCTGGATGGCCATAAATGCAGGCCCCACCAGAGCTATAAATTCTGGTGTCGCCCCCTGAATCAATCTTGGAGCCTTATTCTTGTATCCAGCAGGCGAGTTGTACAAGTTCACTTCAACCTTGACGAACGATTTGCGCGTCGTCATCTTGTACAACTCGTTATAGGATAGTGAACTATCCTCGGTAATACCGCGAGCTTCAAGCTCATCATGTGCTCTGCGGATGGCCTGTTTTACGCCAGGCGACGCATTTGAATTGTCCAAATACTGATCGATACCAAACGATCTGCGTTTTTTGTGGCGAGGAAAAAGGTGCTTAAAATTTTTCTTTACGAATTTCACAAATGATGCCATTTCACGAAGGTCAACTACTGGTGTCTGTTTCAACACTCTGGCTTTGACAGCTTCGATCTCATTATGCGCATTAGGAGCAAAACTCGTTGGTTTGTATGAATTATCTGATGTGTCATGTTTGAATAGGTTGTACTGCTGAACTTTGACCGTAGAAGGATCACGGTCAAAGGAAGGAATTTTCATGGTACCTTTGAGATTATCTACTGGAGCAACATGAGCATTGCGTCCTTTAAACTGTTGGCAAGCATTCCACTCAACCTGCGCAGCCCGTCTCCATAATCTTCCATGTCTCAAAGGTACCAACCAACTACCAATGGATCTCATCACTTAACAGATGAACGACCCACAGCACAACCTCCCCCATGTCTCTAAGAATGTGGTACGCCCCTCCGACCACTCCATCAGACCCAAACCGCACTACCAAATATAATAGTAGTGCAAAAAGCACCACGAACCTGACCCGTCGCCACAACAGTCCAGGAACGTTGAAAGTATACCAGCAAAAGCGCCCTAATGACCCAGGCCTGGCATAATTTCCATCACGAATTCGATGCAACTCGTGATCATCGTATGTGTCCGTGTGATAGAATGCCACAATTGGTGCATACATCTGCCATCTATCCAAATCGGCTGATGGGGCATACACATTCCGTAGCAACTCTCTACACTTGATTTGCAGCACTTTGTACTCTTCATGTGTATGCGGCTTCCCACGCATCCACTGCTGCAAATCATAAACAACTGACGCTGGTAATTGAACCCACTGCAACCCAACATAAAAAGGCACCCCAAATTCAGAGGGATACTCATCATATTCGGCAAACAGCGTTCTCAACCCCAAAAAATTGGTATAAGGAATAGGAAAATCAGCAAAGTGGATATCATGATCAAACACCACGTTGCGATTGTCGACATTGGTCATGGGATGACCATGTCCATCAGGTATCGGATCAGCTCCGCCGGTTCTATCACGATGTCTAATATCACCTGCTGGCTCGGGACGACGGTAAGAAAACCCACCAGGCCGAAGACCAACACACCGGGCTGGCATTTCAGCAATAGGTACTGCTGTCCTGCCAGACCAGGCTGGATAAAGATTCCAGGGTCCATAAACATCTTCATCACCAACCAAGACGTGTCTAGTTTGGATAATGTGACGACCGCTAAACACAGCGGGC